TTCGATGTTGCCGTGTCAAACCCTAACATACGATTCAGGTTGAAACGGTTCGCAACCTTTTCGGAAACCTCGAGGTACAACTCGTCGTGTATGACCATCCAGTCATCATAAATCTTTTCAACTTCGATCTCGTCTACACGCATGGTAACCGATTTGATGAGATGACGACCGACCTGGTCGGCATAATTCTGTCCAGTTGTTAACCCGGGAAGTTTAATGAGTACGTACATGTTACTCAAAAGATCACCCATATTCTGAGGATTGAAGGTTACCTTGATACGTTCATTGAAGGGCCACGTAGGGGACGTGGGACTCTTATTGACGATCGTAGTTCTATGAAACTTTGTAAAGTTGGAATGCCTCTTTAAATCGTAATTAAAAATAGACTCATCTACATTGTCGCTATATATGTATGACTCCTGTTTGCCTATGGCGTTAAGGGATACACCGGCACCACTGGAGGTGGGCATCTTACTAATGGTTTACATATTTTTAATGTCCATCTTCCACATGTCGACATGGCTCGTTTTCAACATTACTTCCAATTCTTTCTTCGCCTGTGAAGCTTCTTTCATGAGAGCTTCAACACGCTCCTGTGTGTATTCGACCGTCTTCGTGTTAAGGAGGTAGTCCATGTTTCCATCAATCTTGGGGAAGATCGATGACATTTCCTTCTCGAGTTCCACCTTCTTCCTCTTGAACACAATCAACTCCTCCTCGATAACCATCGACACGAACTTCGATTTGTGGTCACACATGATAGCCCTAGCTTCGAGAACCTTGATGAGGTGGGCTTTTCGTTTCTTGTAGTGTTCGAGTCGGAGTTCCACAAAGTCTTGAAGAATCTCCTCTGGACTCCCGTACCTATTGATGCCCTTGGTGGGGTGGAACAGGTGCATGTTTGAAACATGGAAGGTCTTCCGCAGCTTGAGATCTTTGACGATATCTTTCCCTGAGTATCCGAAGATTTCAAAGTCTACATCATCGGTTGTACTGTTGTTCGTATAGCCCGTGATCATCTTCTTTTCCGCCAACGAGTCCAAATATTCCTTGTAGTCTTGGGTCCAACGCCCAGGTGGAAGTTCCGTAACCTTGAGTCTGGATCCAGTGTCTCTGTACGTACCCTCTGTAATCCACAGACCGCCATCATCTTTGAACACCTTTCCCTTGAAACCCCTGAACCACGGCTTCATGGGTACGACCTCTTCACCACCCAGGATCCTCTTGATGTTCTCCTTGATGTCGTCGGGGTTGAAGGGTGGGACATAACAACTGAAACCCGTCCCGATACCTTCCGTCCCATTTACTAGAACCATGGGCATGGTAGGCATGTAGAAGTCCGGTTCGATGGATCGCCCATCATCATCCAAATAATTGAGGATGGCATCATCCCTGGGATCAAACAACTTCCTCGCCTCCTTGGCGAGCTTCGTAAAGATGTACCTCGTCTGTGACGCATCCTTGCCACCCATGAGTCGTGTACCGAACTGCCCACAGGGTTCAAGAAGATTGATGTTGTTGGAACCCGTATAGTCATTGGCCAACTTGACGATTGTCTCAGCCAAGGACACCTCACCATGATGATAGGCACTCTTTTCAGCTACATAGGCTGCCAGCTGAGCCACCTTCATCTCTGCAGTCAAGTTTCTCTGGAAACACGAATACATCACTTTACGCTGCGAAGGTTTGAGACCATCTGCGACATGAGCAATGGAACGTTTGAGGTCAGCCAAAGAAAAGTTCACCAAGTCTTTGTGTACAAAGTCGGTGATATCTAATTGCTTCACATCACCATAAGGAACTTCGAGTTGGTTAGCATCCTTGGCAGTACTTTCGAGAAGCCAGGACTTGCGTGCATCCGCCTTCTTCTTATCAAATGCCAACACAATGGAGTCATCAGTCATCGTATCCATGTCAAACTTCACAGTGAGGTCCTGAATCTTCTTGAAGTACTCACGAGCTTCAGCCGACGTTGAGGTACCCAAACCCTTGTAGTACTTGATTCGCCACCCAGCCTTACCATTGCCATACCAGGTTCGGAATGCAGAGTCAGTGTAGAACGATTTGGACTCAGAACCCTTCGTCGCCTTAATGATTGGTGTCACCATAGAGACCACAAAGTTCAGTTTCAAAAGGCTGGGCCAGAAGTAATGGATCATGTTGAGGATGAGACCCTTGATGTGAGAACCATCGTTATCCGCATCAGTCATGATCATGAGGCGACCGTAGCGAAGTTCCGAAACACTTGTGTACTCCTTCCCTTGTTGGAGACCCAAAATTTTCTTGAGGTCGTTAAACTCCTGGTTAGAGGTTAACTGTGCGACCGAAGAGTCTCGGACATTCTTGCACTTGCCACGGAGAGGGAAGACACCGTAGTGGTCTCGGCCCACCACAGATAAACCAGCGACAGCGAGTGTCTTCGCTGAGTCACCCTCTGTCACGATGAGGGTACACTTCCCAGATTGTGCCGTACCAGCCTTGTTCGCATCATCCAATTTGGGAATACCGGTAATCTTAGACTTCCTGGCACCATCAGTCTTCTTGAGTTCTTTCATCTCCTTGAACTTCGAGAGTGCTGTGAGTTCATCAGCGATACCAGTCTTCAAAACATTCTTCACAAAGTTTTTGGGTGGTTCAAACTTCGAACCAAAGTCTGGAGACTTCGAGGTACACTCAGACTTCACCTGACTCGAGAAGGTTGGGTTCTCCAAAGTTGCCTTCACGAAGATGGTGAAAGCGTTCTTCACCTGTTGAGGCTTCAGTTTAATCTTCTTGGCCATATCATCAATGATAGCATTGGCGATATGGTTCGCGACGTGATCGACGTGTGTACCACCCTTCATGGTACAGAGACCGTTCACGAAGGAGACTTGCTCGAGACCATTTTCAGACGGTCCGATACACACTGACCACCGGTCACCGGAGACAGATGCAACTTCTTGGACACCTTCATGCATCTTGGCATAGGCCTCAAAGTTCTGTTTGGGGAGGACATCCCCATTAAACTTCACTTTACAGTTTTGAGTGGTACAGATGTTCGCATCCCAAACTCGCTTCTGGAAAATGTTGTAAATGGTATCGTCCATCTTGGACATTCCAAACCTCTTCCACTCAGGTGTGAATGTAATGGCGACCGATGAAGTAGCACCCGAATGTTTTTTGATTTTTGGTGGGTCACAGACGGTCATGTTCTTTGACCATTTTTGTGTGTACGTTTGCTTCGTTTCGTGATCCTTGATCACGATGGAAAAGTCCGATGAATAAATATTCGCCAACTTGGCACCGTAGCCGTTTCGACCCCCGACGATCCTCTTTTGGGAGTCATCGTAGTTGGTACTCGTGAGGAGGTGTCCAAAGACAAGTTCAGGATTCCAAAGACCTTCCTTCTCGTGCATCTTTACAGAGATCCCACCAAGGGGTCCGTTATTCTCAATAGTCACCGAGCCACTCTCCTTGTCGATGGCGACGGAGATGGAACTGACCTGTTTGGGATGGAGAGAGTTACGATCAATGGCATTGACTAAGATCTCATCAAAGATTTTCAAGAGAGCTGGGGAGTACTTGAGGTTCTTCTTCGAGAACTTTCCACCATCAAGGATCCAGTAGGGTTCGGTACCCTGTTCAACTGGACCGACATAGGAGTCAGGTCTCTTGAGAATGTGTTCGATATGGGTGAGCTTTTGAACACTCTCCATATTTTCTTAGTCTTATTACAACACTAACTTTTAACTTAGGTTAAAAATATTATTTTATAGAAAACTATATGCTCACTCTCACCTCTGCAAAACCAATCTTACCCAAACTCGAGAAGCGTATCAACAAGACCATCGTCAAGTCGGCCGTAAATGTTATCGACAAGGTGTACAAGGATCGGGATTATGCTCGGTTCTATGTCCTTGAGACGGTCGCTCGTGTACCATACTTTTCATTTGTATCGGTTCTACACCTCTACGAAACCTTCGGTGTGTGGCGGAAGGCTGACTTCTTAGAGACGCACTTCGCACAGACCATGAACGAGTATCACCATCTTCTCATCATGGAAGATTTGGGTGGTGATGAACGTTTCATCGATCGCTTCTTCGCACAGCACACAGCCTTTGCATACTACTGGTTGACGTGTCTCTTGTATGTGGTATCACCTAGGATGGCGTATAACCTCTCCGAACAGGTTGAGGAACACGCCTACCATACCTATGACGAATTCCTCAAACAGAATGGAGCGAGTCTCTCCCTCGAGAAGCCTCCAACTGTGGCTTCAAATTACTACGACGATGTCAACAACCTCTATGACGTCTTCGAGAATGTTCGCAACGACGAAGGTGATCACGTGAAGACCATGCAAGACTGTCAGATTACGCTTCACCGGCAATAGTGGCGAGGTATAGGTCGACTTCACCAGAAAATTCGGGACATTTTTCGACAGTCTTCTTGGTCACCATGTCTTGGATGTTGACGATGTGTTCTTTGAATTTGACGACATCGACACCAGTCGCGTTGTGGATCTGACTGTCTGAAGCGATATCCTTGGCTGCGTAAAGATACGCTGCAGCATAATTTGCATGAAGTGTCGCGATGAGCGGCGAAGCATCTTGTTGCGAAGCTGTCGCGTAACGAGCTGACTGTCGTATAAGTTTATCCAAAGATGCACTTGCCACGACACGTCTATTCTTGGCCAGTGTGTACAGCAAGAAGACGGCAATGGCTACGTAAAGGTAAAACATCTCCTTTGTAATATTCAGGGAAAAAAAATACCTAAGTTGGCATTCGAAGCAGAGAATCCAAGAAACAATCATGGAGATCATTCACGACGAAATGTGGAACAAGTGCCTTGGTGATGCAACCAAGATGTATCGTCTTGCTGAACCCGACGACAGGTGTCGACACTTGGCGAATGCGACATGGGTCATGAAGAAGCGATACGAGCAGCATGCGAAAAAGAAGAGTGAGCGTACGATTATGTTTATCGATACAGTTCCCGAGGAACCTAGGGTTCAGGTGAAGAATTCAATTTGCACAGCGATGACAATGTCTGGATCGAGGTGCAAATTCAAGGCTGTATGTGGAAA